CGTGTTGCATTGACTCGGTGCGTGGGATGTCGAACTTGTTGAATTTCATGATGCCTGCTCCATGAGGTTGATCTCGTTGCGGATGAAGGACTGGAGCGGGTCGTCGGAGTGCATGAAGCAAGCACTGAAGAAATCTGCGTAGTCGTTGAACTCTGATTCAAGCTGACCAAACGGAAGGGCCAGTTGATCGGGAGCGTCGTGGTTAAGTACCTCATCGGTGAAGGTAACTGTGTAATCTCCAAGCATGGTGTATCTCCAAGTAATTGAGCGTCATAGCTCACAAACATTAATGAGCGGCGAGAGCGAAGCGAGCGTCGAAAGGGGTTACTGACAGACAAGGTTCATGTATATCGACATGAAACAAGGTTCCAAAAACGGAAAAGGGGAAAGGGGAGCGGGACTACCCGGCAAGGGAGACAATGCGTGAGCGATTCAGAAATAGTTTTCAAATATTTTTTTGCAATATTTTTTTGAGGCCCTATCTTCCTAGGTAAGCTACTTAGGGGGACAGGCCGTGGGATTACGGATCTGTACGACGTGTAAAGAAAAGCTACCCGATAGTAAATTTGAACAATACCCAACTGGATCATGGCGCAGGAAATGTACGCCATGCCGCATGCTGCAGAAAAACCGCAAACGCTACGAAAGCATGAGCGACTCGCATGAGGCATATCTCAGGAATCTTTTCGCCAAGCTTAGAAGCACGCGCAAGCACACACACAGTTTCTCGTTAACCGCAGCAGAAGTGCTGCAGCAGTGGGATCTGCAGGAAGGTAAGTGCGCGGTATCAGGAGTAGCGTTGACCCACCATCTCGACGGGTCGGGCAAGAAAGAGTTCAACGCCTCTATAGATCGCCTAAACAACGACGAAGGTTACTCCAGGGAAAATGTGCGGCTTGTTGCCTATCGGATTAACATCATGCGACACACGTTATCTACTGACATGTTTTGGTGGTGGGTCAAGACTATTCACGACTACGCTTGTGATTAAATATTAGTAGGGGTAATATATAGGCATGTCCGATTACACTGAAGCTTATGCGGTAGAGGGGCTTCTAGAAGCCCTAGTTGGGATCGGACTGAGAGAAGGCGGCCAAGAAGTACTTGTGTACGACGCCGCACGCGTTGAAGAGCTATTAGAGAGCCGCGGTTTCGAGCTTTCGTTGTGGGCGTTTATACAGGAGCTAAATATAGCTGACCTGGGTACACGCGCACCTATGTTTGTTTGGTTGGACGACGATTTAAAACATGAAATCACGGGCGGAACTACAGGAGGAAGGTATCGACTCCATTAAAGACGGGGTTGATCTTACTCACACCGAATTCCAAGCACATATGCCCTACATGGGCGTGCATCATGGAACATTAACCGTGCAGCAGGAAAAGCTCGTCATGCTCGTGGCATCAGGAATGTCCATCAGGGCAGGGTCTCGTGCTGCAGGTTACAAGAACTACGACTGCGCGTTGAAAGCCATGCGTCGCCCCGAGATGAAAAAAGCGCTCGACTACTTCCGCGAACAGGCGCGGGAGACGGTGAAGTTCACAATTACCAATGCTCACGGCATGTATATGGAGGCGTACACCGCTTCAGCAAACGCCACGGAGATGAAGAACACAACAGATTCACTGGTTAAGTTGCACGGCCTCGTGCAGCAGGAACCGCAAGCTCAAGTAAATGTGCAGATAAACGCAACGGCTAAGCAGCTGGAACGTCTGTCTGATGAAGAGCTGATCAAAATTGCAGGTAAAGAAACGGCTTACTTGGAGCCATCTGTTGCCGAATGAAATTATTAAGCGTGAGTGCTCGAACTGCAAAACACTGCAGCCGGAAACGCTGTTTGCAAACGACATAATTGATACCTGTGTCTATTGCTTGGCTGCTATGGCAGAGGCGCTGCCCGCACCACAACTGTCAGAAGCAGAGGTCTACGAACCGGAGCCACAGGAGGACACCCTTGAGCAAAAAGCTAAAGCAGAGCTGGCGTTACGCATCCTCACACGTAAACGTCTCCTTCCTTTTGTCGAGCGCTTCAACCCCGATTACCAAGCTGGTTGGGTTCACAAAGACATCTGTCAGCGGCTGGAGCAGTTCAGTCGCGACGTGGCTGAAAAGAAGAGTCCAAGACTTATGCTCTTTATGCCACCTCGCCATGGAAAAAGTACGCTGGCGTCAGTTTCGTTCCCGGCTTGGCATCTCGGTAGGCATCCTGAGCATGAATTTATCTCTTGTTCTTATTCGGGTTCGCTTGCGATGGGCTTCAGTAGAAAAGTCCGTCAACTCCTTCGTGAACCGACATATAAGACGGCCTTCCAAACGCGTCTGGATAAAGATTCTCAGAGTGCTGAAGCATGGCTCACGAGCACAGGGGGCGGTTACGTTGCTGCTGGTGTTGGTGGGGGTATTACTGGTAAGGGAGCTCACGTCCTTGTTATTGACGACCCTGTAAAAAACCGTGAAGACGCTGAAAGCCAGAATAATCGCGATGCTAACTGGGACTGGTACACGTCGACTGCTTATACACGCCTCGCTCCTGGCGGTGGCGTATTGGTCATTCTCACTCGCTGGCACGACGACGATCTGGCTGGACGGTTACTCAAAGCCGGAGCTGAAGGCGGCGACGAGTGGGTCGTCGTTAAATATCCCGCTATCGCAGAAGAAGACGAAGAGTTCCGGCAGTACGGAGAGGCACTGCACCCCGAGCGATACGACGTGCCCGCTCTCGAACAGATACAAAGAGCCGTTGGACCGAGAGATTGGTCGGCCCTCTACCAGCAGAATCCGGTGGCCGATGACGGTGACTATTTCACACGTCAGATGATCCAGTACTACGACCCAGAGGATCTGGACTACAACCAGATGCGCTACTACGCAGCGTGGGACTTGGCGATCGGTAAGCGCGATCGCAACGACTTTTCAGTCGGCATGGTTATCGGCGTGGATGAGCAGGATCGCCTGTTTGTAATCGACGTGGTGCGTGGGAAGTTTGACGGTTTCGAGTTGGTGGAGCAGATCCTAGACCTCTACGAGTCTTGGAAGCCCAGCATCGTAGGCATCGAAAAGGGGCACATCGAGATGGCGCTGGGACCGTTCCTAGAGAAGCGCGTCCGAGAGCGGGGTTTATACGAGGCGTACTTTAAGGACTTGAAGACTGGACGCCGGGATAAGGAAGCAAGAGCTAGAGCGATACAGGGACGTATGCAGCAGGGGATGGTGTTCTTTCCCAGGAATGAAGTTTTCACTGGGCCACTGATAGCAGAGATGCTGCGTTTCCCCAATGGGGTCCACGATGACCAAGTCGATGCACTTGCATGGCTCGGTCTGATGATGTCCGAGTTTTCGACGTACCAAGCGCCAGTTATAAAGCCGCCTTCTTGGCGAGATCGACTGGAACACATGGTGGGGCCAGAGCGTGCCTCAAAATCAGCGATGAGTGCATAGCATGAGTTATAAAAAGAAACTGTCAAGGATGACGGCGGCTGAGCAACAGGAAGTAGCCTCTAAGCAGTGGGATCGTTATATCCGAGCGCGTGATAACGGCCACCTTGAATACATCGACATGGCGAAAAAGTGCGATGCCTTCTACCGCGGCGATCAGTGGGATTTAGATGATCTGCATGCCCTGGATAACGAGGGGCGACCAGCTCTGACCATTAACACGATTTTGCCAACTGTTAATACGGTACTAGGAGAGCAGTCCACACGCCGAGCAGACGTGCAGTTTAAGCCGCGCCGCGCAGGAGAGATGGACGTAGCGCAGACCCTGACCAAGCTGTACATGCAGATTGCTGATAACAACAAGCTAGATTGGGTCGAGCAGCAGGTATTCAGCGACGGTTTGATCCTCGATGGCCGCGGCTATTTCGACGTGCGTATGGACTTCAGCGATCACGTTGAAGGCGAGATCCGCATAACCGCCAAAGACCCACTCGATATTCTGATTGATCCAGACGCCAAAGACTCAGACCCCAAGAGCTGGAACGAAGTCTTCGAGACTAAGTGGATGACTCTGGACGAGATCGAAGAGCTGTACGGCAAAAAGAAAGCCGAGGATCTGCGCTTCATTGCTGAGAACGGGTCTGGGTTTGGCAGAGATTCCATCGAGTACGAGGAGAATCGCTTCGGTGATACAGACTCTGCGGACGACTATTTCGGCGCAGGTGTCCCCGGCGAAGACGAGTACCGCAACGTCAGAGCGCTGCGGGTTATCGAGCGCCAGCACAAACGCATGCACCGTGTTGACTGCTACGTGGACCCGAACACAGGCGACACGAGAGATGTACCAGAGAACTGGTCTGACGCTAAGGCCAAGAAGTTCGCTAAGCAGTACGGCCTCGACATTATTAGTAAGGTGAAGCGGCGAGTCAGGTGGACTGTGACATGCGACCACATCGTGCTGCATGATGACTGGAGCCCGTATAACGATCTCACCATCGTGCCTTTCTTCGCATATTTCCGCCGGGGGCGACCATTCGGCATGGTGCGAAACTTGCTCTCACCGCAGGAACAGCTAAACAAGATCGCCAGCCAAGAGCTGCATATCGTTAATACCACAGCTAATAGTGGCTGGATGGTAGAGAGCGGCTCGCTGGTGGGTATGTCTGCTGACGATTTGGAAGAGCATGGTGCAGAGACGGG